TTGTTGTTGTAATATTTGATCTGTTTACATATTGTTCCAAACCAGAATCATAATATTCAACAGTATAATTTGAAGGAACTTGAATTCCTTCTGGAACAATTGTAATTCCAGAACTATCTGTGACTTTAATTGTTTCGTAGTGATGAATTTTTAATAATCCTTCTTGAGAACCATATTTGTTTAATAGAAAATTTTCAAATGATTCTTGTGGAAGTGGCCACTCAGTTTGAATATTTAAAATATTATTACAAAGAAGAACTAACCAATCTAAAGTTTCATCTCCATAAACATCAAATGCAACATTGTCTGGACGATCATCACCAATAATTTTATATTTTGTAAAGAGAGACAAGTCTCCAAAGATATCATCTCTGAGTTTTCCTTTCTTAAAAAGATTTTTAACCGTGATATACTCTGAGATGTTTTTTGCATCTGCAGTTCTACTGACATATTCAAAATTTGGAACTTGTCTGAAATAACTTGGCATTTTAATATCCTATTAGATTTATAGCACCATCACCTGCAGGATCATTATCTAGAGCAGTGTAATCTTTATCATAAATTGGATCCAATTCACTAAACTGAAGATTCATCTGATATGATGTCATTGTTCGACTTGGATCATTATATGTCATATAAGATCCATCAGGTGTGTAATCAACATTGCAAGACAGCAACGCACATGTTTTTACTCTATTGATAGATGGATGATCTATTTGAACTCCATTATTATCATAAGTTATATATCGAATATCAAAAACATTTGGTGATTTTAAAAATACTTCACTATCGGTTGTTTTAACTGACATTCCTTGTTTAAAAAATCGAATAATATTTCTAATTTGTGTTGCTTCGGTTGAATCTCTTGGTGATAATTTGAATGAGAAATTAACTGGTCGCAATGAAGGCCCGTTAAAAAGAAGTTCTAAGTTTGGATTTAAGATTGAACCAGTAGCTCTTGACAATAAACCTTGAATACCTACTGCTTCTTGTGCAAAGTATATTTTAAATGCTTTACTATAATCACCGTCTCGCAATTCCTTTGCAATTTTTTTCATTATTCCGGATACATTTTCACCAAACTCTTTTCCGGAATCACTAGATACAAGTTCTAGTGCTGCTGCAGCACTAAAGGCTTGAACTGCATTTAATCTTCCACCACTCCAGTCAACAGTGCTACTATCTGATATTGCTGGTTGGATTGGTAATGTTACTGAACCTTCTATCTGTTCTGATCCAAATTTTCTTTCGATTGGTTTTTCCCCCAACCTTGCACTTATCTTACTTCCACTAATGTATTTCATTGTGAAAATAATCCTATCCTGTTGTGTTGATCTTAGGTTATTAGGATAGTAATAGTTTCCATAATTAGTTCTTCTTTTTCCTTCTCCTATTTTAAGATTTTCTGGAGATATATCTTTTCTTTCATTTACTGCTTTTTGTTGAGCAGCTCCAGATCGTTCCTCTTCTGTTCCAGTTCTTGAAACATTTCTATTACCTAAATTTGTCTGATTTAAATCTGAGTCTATATCTATATTTTCTTCTTGTGTTATAGTTATATTTGAATTTCTAGTAAGAGTTGAAACTTTGTTTGCTTTTCCTGAGTTATAATTTGCAAATTCTTTTGCTAATCCTGCTCCAGTATATTGATTTTCTTTAAACTTTCCATCTGAACCAAATTCACCAACTTTTCTGTAATACTTTGTGGAACTGAAATTGCCACTGGCAGAAAGTATTGTCTTTGTTTCTTTATCTGCAGTACTTGTCACACTATCATAGTCACTTTTTGATACTTCTATAAAGTAATCAAAAGTTGCTGCTTCTCCTGTAGCAGCGCCTCTAACGATAACACGATTAGCATTATCATCTTTGGTATATGTTGAGCGTGTGAATCCTGTTAAATCTGTTCCATCAACTTTAATTTTAAATGTGGAAGAATCAACCGTTTTTACTTCTGCCATCTAAATATGGTTTTTATTTATTTAGTTTAAACTTTCCATACTGTAAGGAAAGAAGTTCATCTAATTCGTCAAATCTTACAACATGAAGTTTTCCAAGAACTTCTTCCCAAGTATAACTTCTTGACTTTCTCGAATGAAAGTTAATTCCACGAAATCCCCATTTCTGCAATTCTGTGCAGGCAATTAATGGATGTTGATCATATTCAATATCTGGTGTTTTTGCACTATAAACAAAAGTATAAAACTTTCCTGGTTCTGGATATAAAACTTCTTCTTTGAATATATCCCTAATGATTTTCATTATGTCTTCAGGATCAGATACTTTCTCTCTTTCAACTCTTCTCTTTAATTCATCCGTTCTTGCTGTTGACATTACTTGATCCCTAGATCGTCTTCTGTAATAATCTTAAATTCTATTCGCCTATCATCGCACCATTCTTTTGCTGCCTTCCATTTTGCTTGATTGACTGCATAAGTTTTACATTCATAAAGATATGATTTAGTCTGTCTCTTTGGTGTTTTTGGTGGCAATGTTTGTTTTTTTGGTTTTACTTCGATTACATATGTTTTTATCTTTCCAGTGTTTTCTTTAACTTTAATGATAAAATCTGGAAAATATCTGCATACTTTTTGTTTCACCGGATTGTAATAGTTGATGCAAAATTCTTCACTTCCATATTCTAAAATATTTTCATTTGAGTCACACCATCTCATAAATTTTAGTTCCCAACTGCTACGATAGACTATATTTTGTGAATTTCCTTTGTATTTTTTTGGATTTTTGGGATGGAAAAATCCTTGATGACACTTTGAATCACGAGGCATTCTTCCAACCTCTATGTGATTTGTTTCTTCCTGCAACAACTTGTTGCAGACATCCAATATTTAAATTATTTTCTCTTGCAAATTTGCTAAGATTTTTTATTTCTATAATTTTTCCTTCTGGCGAAATTAGTTTATATTCTTTACTATTTTTTTCTGATAATTTTTTCTTTGTACTTTCCAAACAAGGTTTTCCTTTTAAATAACTTTCATTATTTTTAAACCATTCTTTTCTTTTTTCGCTTTGCTTTTTCTTAGCATCTTCTGTATGTTTTTTCCCATACATTGGATTTAGTTTTCCAAATCTTTTACTACCATACATACCATTTTTTTCTTTACAATTTACACGAGTCATTTTAAAGTCATTATTTTTACATAATTCTAAAATTTTCTGTCTTATTATTTCTTTTGTTTCCTCTGTATGTTTTTTTCCGTAGAACGGATTGAGATCGCCATCAAATCCACCAGAAATAACTTCATATTCTTCATAAATTTCTATAGGATCTATATCTAAATTAAAAGTTTCATTTATTTTTTTTGTATTAAATTTAAAAATTTTTTTCATTCCAAGATGAATTGTTTATTTATTACTATTTATGTAACTTTCTGCCATATAGTGACTACATAATATATCGGCAAAAATATTTATAGGCATATGCCAGCACCAAGTCCAAATAAAAAAGTACTATCGGATTTAAAGGCATCAATACTAAATCCTGCATTAACATCTCAATTTCAATGTTGGTTTAATCCACCACAATCAGTTAGAAATTGGGACAGAAATAAAGCTTCTGCAGGTCTTGGAAATGGATATGACAATCTCGGTGCAGAGTTTTATTCATTATCCTGTAGTGAAGCAAGTCTTCCGGGATCTTCATTGGCAACTCACGAATTAAATAATGATTATTCTGGTGTTACTGAAAGGCATGTTTATAGAAGACAATATGATGACAGAGCATCATTTACCTTTTATGTGGACCATGATTATGACATTATTTACTTTTTTGAAAATTGGATTTCATTTATAGTCAATGAGCAGTTTGCTGATGAGAACGGAATTCCTGGAATTGAGGAACCAAATCATTTTTATAGAGTTCAATTTCCAACAGACTATCAAACAGAAATTTATATTAAAAAATTTGAAAAAGATTATAATGGAAGAGTTTTGCAATATAGATTTTTAAAGGCATATCCAATTAGTATTGATTCGATGCCAGTTTCTTATGATTCATCACAACTTTTAAAATGTACAGTATCATTCAGTTATTCTAGATACATTATTGGTGGAGGAGAAGTATTGAATACTAATCTTAGTGGTGGGCAAGTTGTTGGTAGAAGACAAACTGGTCCCGATACATTTGTTGAAGATGTTCTTTTGAATGGTAAAATTATTCAAAGAACAATTACAAATGGATCTGTAGTTACTACTGGATTTGAAGGTGCAGAGATTGGAGATCTAACATAAATAATCACACTGAACATATCATTGGAATATTATGCCATTACCAAAGATCGCTACACCAACATATGAGTTGGAATTACCTTCGACAGGACAAGCAATTCAATATCGCCCCTTTCTAGTTAAAGAAGAAAAATTACTTGTATTAGCACTAGAAAGTGAAAATACAAAAGAAATTACAACAGCAATTAAGAATGTAATTAAATCTTGCATTCAAACAAAAGGAATCAAAGTTGAA